TTCCCCTGCAAATACATCCCGATTGTCCCGGTGATCGGCGAGGAGTTCGTCATCGACGGCATCATGGACCGGCGCGGGCACACCCGGGCGCTGCTCGATCCCCAGCGCATCTACAATTATGCGTCGAGTGCTGCGGCCGAGTTCGTCGCCCTCCAGACCAAGACGCCGTACATCGCGGCGGCCGAGGCCATCGAGGGCCGCGTCGAGGATTGGGCGAACGCGAATACGACGAACAAGGCTGTGCTCGTCTACAACGGCATAGGCGAAAACGGGCAGGCGCTTACGCGGCCCGAGCGGGAAAAGCCGCCGGTGTCGGCGCCGGCGTATCTCGATCTTATGAATCAGGCGAAAGACGAGATGATGATGGCGTCAGGCCAGTATCAGGCCAACTTCGGACAGCCATCGAACGAGCGCAGCGGTGTCGCCATCGAGAAGCGGCAGCGCGAGGGCGATAACGCGACGTATCACTTCATCGACAACCAGGCCAAAGCGATCCGACAAATCGGCCGCATCTGCTTGGACATGATCCCGCGCATTTACGATGTCGCCCGCGTCATCAAGATCATGGCCGAGGACGGCACGCAATCGGATGTCCATGTCGACCCGAATCTCCCGGAGGCGCACGCGCATGTCCAAGATGGTCCGCAAGGCCCGCAGATGATCGACCCGGATCGGGCGAAGCAGGCGGACAACGACGCGGCCGTGACCAACGTAAGGCTCATTTTCAACCCGAACGTGGGCGACTACGATGTCGAGGCCGATGTCGGGCCGCCGTTTGCCACGCAGCGCGAGGAAGCGGTCAACGCTGTGACGCAAATGGTCCAGGCCGACCCCGCGCTGATGGCAGTCGCCGGCGACATCATGGTCAAAAACATGGACTGGCCGGGTGCCGACGTGCTGGCAGAGCGGCTGAAGCGCATGGTGCCGCCGCAGGCGTTGGGCGGCCCCAGCCCGCAGGAGCAGCAGCTACAGCAGCAGCTACAGGCCACGCACGCCCACGCCATGCAGGCGACGGGCGCGGCCGACAACGAGATTGCGCACTTGAAGGCGCAAATCGCGTTGCTCACCGAGCAGGCTAAGGACAAGAGCGACCGGACCAAGACCGACGACTACCGCGCCGAGACCGACCGGCTGGAGGCAGTAACGGCGGCCGATCCCTCGGCAGCGAAGGTGCTGGTGCGCTCGATGCTGAGTGCGCTGCTCGGCATGCCGGCGCTGCCGATCATGCAGGAACACGACGCGGCTGACGCGGCGCACGCGCAGGCCATCGCGCCGCCCGATCCGGCGGCTATGAACGGGGCCGGCGGCGCGCCGGCGCAGGGAGGGTAAGCCCAATGCCCGAGTGGTCAAAGTTCATTTCGCATAAGACCGTCCATGCCGCACCGATATTCGACATCGTCGACGCGGTCCCAATGCCCGAGTGGTCAAAGTTCATTTCGCATTGGCGTGATTCGCTCGGCAACCGAGTCGCAGGAAAGACCGTCCATGCCGCACCGATATTCGACATCGTCGACGCGGACGGGAAGCTGACCATTCTGGTCAAGCCCTATGGCGACCATACCGTTGTGGCATTTCACCCGACCGAACCGGGCATGGTCAATCGGTGCTCGCCGGGCGACTACGCGATGATCTACCGCGACGGCTATTGCTCGGTCTGCCCGAAAAAAGAGTTCGAGGACGGCTATTCGGCCCTGCCGGACGGCCCATGAGCGGCACCGACCCCGGCACCCTCGGCCAACCCGATCCTGGCGCTACAGCGGCCCCGCAGCCCGCCTCCAGCCCGGCCCCGGGCGACGGTGCCACGGACGCCGCCGACCCGGCTGCTGGCGCGCCTGCGGCGCCCGCCGAGCCAAAGCGCGAGCCGTGGGAGGTTCGCCGCGTCCGCCAACTGACCGCCCGCAACGCCGCGATGGAGGCCGAACTGGCCGCGCTGCGCGATTCGCAGCCGAAGCCCGCGCCAGGCGCCCCCCCGACGCCGGCGACGTATCAGGCCGATGTGGCGAAGGCTGCGGCCGAACTGGCGAAAACGACCGCCTTCAACGATGCATGCAACGCGGTGGCTAAGCTGGGCGAGACCGAGCACCCCGACTTTACGGCGGTCATCGGCACGCTTTGGGGCGCCGTCGGCGGATTTAAGCCCGAGCTGGTCGAGGCGGCCATGGAGGCAGGCGATGCTCACGAATTGCTCTACCGACTCGGGCAGGATCCGGAGGAGGCTGAAAGAATTGCGGCGCTTTCGCCGGCTCGCATGGGCGCGGCGCTGGCGAAAATCGCGGCGAAGCCCGTAGCAGCGGCGCCGGCCGTGCCGCAGAGCAATGCGCCGCCGCCCATCCGGCCGCTCGCGCGGGGCGGTGGCGAACCCGATCCCCGGCCGGATGGAACGCAGGAGCAGTTCTCGGCATGGTATGAACGGCAGCGAAAGGCGCGGGGCCGATAGCCCCAGGCCCACCCGACCCGCAGGGCAAAGCGGTGCGACGGCGCGAACGCGCAAGACGAACGCAAGTGGTTGCGACTGCGGTTTTCCCTCTGCCACGGCGGTCTGACGGACTCGGCCAATCCTGGCCCCGGCCGCGCTTTGACCCATCCGCTATGAGCGGCAGAGGAATCCACCGTGGCAAATACCATTCTCACCCCAACGATGCTGGCGCGACGCGCGCTCGACATCCTGCGAAACGAGAACTCGTTCATTAAGGCGGTGCCCCGCCAATATCAGGACGAGTTCGGACGCGCCAACCTGCGCGGCCAGAAGCAGGGCAGCACCATCAGCATCAGGTATCCCAACGACTACGTGCCGCGCACCGGGCCGGTCGCGGTGCCGCAGGCGACAACGGAAACGCTGCAAACCCTCGTCGTCGCCAAGCAGGCGGGCGTCGATCTGTCGTTTACCACCGTCGACCTGACCATGAACATTGTCGATTTCAGCGAGCGATACCTCGAACCGGCGGTAAACGTCATCGCCGGTATCATCGCGGCCGATGTCATCAGCGGCAGCAACCGCATACCGAACGCCGTCCACAACGTAGACGGCAGCAACAACACCATCGCCCCGACGTTCGGAACTTTCGCGCGCGCCGGTGCGCTGCTGGATAATCTGAGCGTGCCCCGCGATCAGCGGCTGGTGTTCCTAGACCCGATCACCATGGGCAATTCGGTTACGTCGTTCTCGGGCCTGTTCAACAATCAGGCGTCCGTCGGCGAGCAGTACAAGACGGGCATGATTAAGGATAACGTTATCGGCATGAACTGGGCGATGGATCAAACCGTCCCGAAGCAAATCACCGCCGCCTATACCGCCGTAACCGTCGGCGCCGCCAACCAGAGCGGCACGACGCTCGCCATTACGGCTACGACCGCGCCCATCAATGCCGGCGACAAGTTCACGATTGTCGGTGTCTATGGCGTTAATCTCGTCAACAAGACCAGCAACGGGCAACTTCGCCAGTTCACGGTCGATGCCGTGCCCGGCACGGTGTTTCCGGCCGGCACGACGAGCATTCCGATCTTCCCGGCGATCACGCCTCCCACGACTACGCTCAACGCGCAGGGCAACTACATGGTCCCGCACCAGACGGTGACAGCCAGCCCGGCGGCCGGCGCTGCGCTGGTGTTCCTATTCAATGCGGGCGAGACCTATCGCCAAAACATCATCATGAATCCGAAGGCGGTGCAGCTTGCCATCGTGCCCCTCGATGTCCCGTCCGGTCCTGGCGTGATTCGCTCGGCAACCGAGTCGCAGGACGGCGTTTCGATCTCACTCGTAACGTTCTATGACGGCATCAATTTCCAGGAGATCACGCGCCTCGATGTTCTCTACGGCTATCTGTGGACGCGGCCGTCGTGGGCCTGCATCGTCGGCGATGCGCTGTAAAACCCGCTGATACAAACAGGAGACGTTCGCCGTGGCCGATACCCGTACCCCACCGCCGCCGGCACCGCATGCCGCCAAGCCGGGCGCCTATCCCGCGATCCGTTACCACAAGAACGGGCGCACCGAGACCGTCAAATCGGATGCCGAGGCCGAGGCGCTCGGCGCGGATTGGGCGGATAAGCCCAACGACAACACCATTCGCGTCGCGCGCAAAGCATCCGGCGCTGCGAAAACCGACGCGCAGCCCGGCGTCTATCAACCGAACATCACGGAGCCTTATTGACATGGCCGACACCCCGGTTGTCCCGCCTGCCCCGCCGCCCCCTAAGCCCGACGTGCAACCGACGATCCCGGCGAACGTCGCAGCCGCGCCCATCATCGGTGCGCCGCCAATCCCGCGCCCGGTGTTTCCCGTCAAAATCGTCCCGGACAACCCCGCCGTGTTTCCGGGCTATCCGAAGATGCTCTACCACCCGGTCTATCCGGCGGTGCTGGTCGCCGATCCGAACAGCGCCGCGCTGCTGCCCGACGCGGCAAACTGGAAGAACAGCCAAGACGAGGCGCTGATGTCGCGGACTTACGCCGAGACGCAACTCGCACAGGCACTGCGGGACAAGGCCGCTGTGACAGCCTACGAGGACGCATGGGCCGCGCGCGAAAAAGCCGCCAAGGACGCCGGCTAAGACGATGGCGCTCAAGACCGCCGGCGACCTGATCGCGTTCGCATTGCGCGCCGGCGGCATCGTCGGCGTAGGCCAGACGCCGGCGGCCGAGGACTCCAACGACGGGCTGACCATGCTCAACATGCTGTTGAGCGAATGGCAGGTAAACCGCTGGCTGGTGCCCGATTTGACGGAGGCGTTCGTGGTCGCGACCGGGGCTGCCAGCTATACCGTTGGCGCCGCCGGGGCGTTCGTATTGTCCTATGGCGGCGCGCGCCCGGAGCGGATCGACGGGGCCTTTGCGCGGCTGATATCGACCGGGGCCGACACCGCGCTTTTCCCGTTCATCAGCAAGCAGGGCTACGACCGCGTTGCAGCCAAAACCGCAGTTGGCCCACCCGAGAGCTATTTCTACGATGCGCAACAGGGCGCATCCGGGGTCGTCTACTTCACCCCTGTGCCCCCGGCGACGTGGGAACTGCACGTCCAGGCCAAGGCGTCGCTCGGCCAGTTCGCGGGCCTAACCGCACCTCTGTCGACGCTGCCGCCGGCCTATATCCCGGCGCTGATGTGGAATCTCGCGGCGAACATCCGGCCGATCTACGGCAAGCCCGACGACCCGTCGGTTTCCGCGCGCGCGGGCGCGTTGCTGCTCGCCATCGCCAACGGGGGCGCCCAGCAGGCCCAGGCGCAGCAGCCGTCGCCATCGCAACGGGCCGGCGTGTTTAGCCGGGTGGTGCCGCCCCAGCCCGCCCAGGCGCCGCCACAATGACCGCCGGCGACCTGATCCGGCAGAGTCTGCTCAACGCCGGCGTGGTGTCGCTCGCGGAGTCGATCTATGCGGAGGACATGTATCTGGGCCTCGATATGGCGCAGACGCTGCTGGACGAATGGACGCAGGAGCGCACCGTCACCGTCGTTCCCGGGACGTTTCCCACGGTCGTCAATCTGTCCGACGTGCTGACGCTGGATACCGGCGTTGCCAGCGCGATCATGCTCAATCTGGCGCTGCGGCTGCGCGACTCCTACGGGCTGCCGCCGAACAAATCCCAGGAGGACCGGGCCGCCAACGCGCTCGCCCTGGTGCAGGCGAACAACCAGCAGCAGCAACCCGCGATCATGCCGGGCGTGCCTGCTACGTGCCTCCAGGTGATCTTCATGGCCCTGCGCATGGCGGGCCGGATCAACGACAAGCAGAGCGTGTCCGAGACGAGCAAGGATGTCGACGACGCGCAGTCGCTGCTGGTCGCCATGATCGCACAGTGGCAGCAGCGGCGGTGGCTGGTGCCCGATCTAGTTGAGACGGTCGTGCCATGCACCGGCGCGATATCCTATACCGTAGGCGCCACCGGCGACGTAGCTATG